TGCAAGTACCTTTTGGAGAATGGCTACCTGATCAACCTGAACATTTAAAGCCAGGTGCTAATGTAGCTACTAATGTATATCATGCACTTAATACTTATAAGAGATTTCCATCTCTTGTAAATTATAGTACAAATACAACAGTTACAAATGCTAAAGGTGCTGGATCATTTAGAGATAACTCAAACAATATTTTTAACTTTGTAGGAACTGATACAAATTTATATCAATTAGCTTCTGGTACATTTACATCTAGAAAATCAGGATTAAATGGTACAGCTACAGACTTTGTTACTTTTACACAATTTGGTAATCATGTAATTGCAAGTAATGGAGTTGATGCACCACAATATTATTTAATGGGTACATCTACTAACTTTGCTAATCTTAGTACAATAGTAACTGCAGGAACATTACCTGTGTTTAGAGTATCAGGAGTTATTCGAGATTTTTTTGTTACTGGTAACCATAGTAATAATACTAATAGAATACAATGGTCAGGTATAAATGATATAGCTACTTGGCAAGGTAAACAAGCAGACTTTCAAGATTTACCAGGTTCTGGTGGACAGATAGTACATATAACATCTGGTGAGATAGGATATGTATTTAGACAAAATCAAATCATACGTATGGACTTTGTTGGTGGATCAGTAGTATTTAGACTATCAGTTATATCACCAAACAGAGGTGCAGTATATGGACAAACAGTATGTCAAGATAATAGAAATGTATTCTTTTATTCTGATGATGGATTCTATCAATTAAGTGGTGATAATATATCACCTATTGGTGCAGAAAAAGTAAATAGATTTTTTGATCTTGATCTTAACAAGGCATATACAGACAGAATTAAAGCAGCTACAGACCCATTTAATCAATTAGCTATGTGGGCATATCCAAGTAAAGCTAATACAGGTGCATCAGGATTATGTGATAGAATTATTATATATAACTATGCAACTAAAAAATGGTCATTAGCAGAAGCTCAAACAAGTGTAATATTTCCACAATTTGTAGGAGCTTTTACAGTTGAGTTAATGGATATTATATCTGAAAACTTAGAAGATATTAATGCTGCATTAGATACAGACTTTTGGAATGGTGGTCAAATGTTCTTAGGAGCTATAGATCAAAATTTTAAAGCAGCTATATTTTCAGGTAATTCTAATGAATGTGAAATAGAAACAGCAGAATTAGAACCTTTTCCTGGACAAAGAGCTAATATAACAGGAGTAAGACCTATTGTAGATGCTATATCTACATTAACAGTTAAGACTAAAGAAAGAATAGCAGATGATGAAACAGCATCTGTATCTGTTAGTCAAAACTCTAGTGGATTGAATCCTGTAAGAAAATCTGGTAGATACATTAGAGCTAATGTTAAAATACCAGCAGGAACAAACTTTACACATGCACAAGGGGTTGATTTTATAGCAGCTAAAGCAGGTATACGATGAGTGATAATAATGATATAGATAATGTAAGATATTCTTTTGAATCACAAGAATTTTTTCAAAGACAATTAGAACAAAGTGTGAACGAATTAATTAATAAACATAATACAGAAAGCGACAAAGCATTTGCTTGGTTTATGGCATAGGAGAATAAATGGCAGGAATAAAAGATTACAGTTCAACAGCAGCAAATAACAGCTCAGTAGGAGGAGTTAGTATTGCAGAAGGTATGTTACCTTCAAATATTAACAATGCCTTTAGAGCTATTACTGCTGATATAAGAGAGTTTTATAATGACTCTCAATGGGTAATTTATGGTGATGGTGATGGTGCACATACATTTGCATATGCAAGTGCTACATCATTTACAATAGCAGGAGCTAATGTTACTTCTGTTTATCATGCTAATAGAAGAATTAAAGCTGTTGGATCTTCAACAGGAATAATAGTTGGAACTATATCTAGTTCATCATTTTCAACAAACACAACTGTAAATGTTACTTGGGATTCAGGTTCATTACAAAGTGAAACTTTAGTAATATATCTTGCAGCATTATCTCAAACAAATAATTCAATACCATTAGATGTAATAGATTCTGGTAATCTTAAATCAAACGCAGTTACAACAGCTAAAATAACTAATGCAGCTGTTACTGGAGATAAATTAGCAAGTACATTAGATATATCTGGTAAAACAGTTACACTACCAGATGGATCAGTAGCAACTGCTAAACTTGCAGCTGACGCTGTTATTACTTCTAAAATTACAGACGCTAATGTAACTACTGCTAAGATAGCAGATTCTAATGTTACAACTGCAAAAATTGCAGATGATGCAGTTACTGCTGCTAAAATAGCAGATGCAGTATTAGTTACAAACTCAGAACATTCTGGTCACTCAGTTAGTGATACTACATTATTTACTACATCAGCTTCTGATGCTAGATACTTTAGACAAGATTCAACAGAAACAATATCATCAGGTGATACTTGGTCATCAGGAGATACAAAGATTGCAACAACAGGAGCAATCAATGCTAGAATAGTAGATCTTATAGATGATGTTGGTGGATTTGTACCAATAGATAATGAAACATCTTTTCCAGCAACTAATCCAGGAGCTGGAGTTTTAGTTAGTATTCAAGCTATTGGAAGCACAAGAACACCATCTACAGGAACTGTAACTATATCTAATGGTCAAGGATCAAATACAGTTACAATTAATAATGTAGGAACTACAGTTTTAACAGCAGGATTTGGTGCTATTGTAGAAGCAACATCTACTTTAAACACTTACGATTTTCACAGATTACAACCCAAAGCAACAGAAGTTTCTACAGTTGCTACAAATATTACTAATGTAAATACAGTTGCTACAAACATATCAAATGTAAACTCAGTAGCATCTAATGCAACAAACATTAATACAACTGCAACAAACATTACAGATGTTAATACATTTGCTAATAGATACAGAATAGCATCATCGGCACCTACAAGTTCGTTAGATGTAGGTGACCTATATTTCGACACTACTGCTAATGAATTAAAAGTTTACAAGTCATCTGGTTGGGCAGCTGCAGGTTCTAGTGTTAATGGAACTTCTGAAAGATTTACATATACAGCATCTGGTGGACAAACAACTTTTAGTGGAAATGATTTAAATTCTAATAACTTAACTTATGATTCTCCATTTATAGATGTATATCTTAATGGTGTAAAATTAGTTAATGGTACAGATTGTACAGTAACATCAGGTAGCTCAGTTGTACTTGCTTCTGGTGCTACAGCAGGTGATACGTTAGATCTAGTAACATATGGAACATTTAATGTTGCAGCTATTAACGCAGCAAACATTACATCAGGAACACTTAACAATGCACGTTTACCTAGCACAATATCTGATAAAACAATACAAGCTACAGCACTTACAGCTAAAGGAGATGGATCTTCTGCTGATGGTAAAATTACTTTAAACTGCTCACAAAATTCACATGGAGTTGCAATACAATCACCAGCTCACTCTGCTGGTCAATCATACACATTAATACTACCTACATCAGTAGGATCTAGTGGACAGGTTTTAGCTACAGCAGGTTCTAGCACAAACCAATTATCTTGGGTTACTGCAACAGAAACAAAACCTACTGTTGCAAATGTATCACAAACTATTGCACCTGCAACAGCTACAACTATAAATATTACTGGAACTAATTTTTCAAATATTCCACAAGTAGAATTTATTAATTCATCAACAGGAGCTATGACATTAGCTAATACTGTTAGTTTAACTAACGCAACTACGTTATCAGTTAATTGTACTTTAGCATCTGGAACTTATTATGTTAGAATAGAGCTTGATGATGGTAATGCAGGAAGATCTGCAAATGCTATTATTACAGCATCTACAGCTCCAACATTTAGTACAGGAGCAGGATCATTAGGAACTATAGCTGGTAATTTTTCAGGAACAGTTGCAACAGTTGCTGGATCATCTGATAGTACAATAGCATTTTCTGAAGTAACATCTGTTTTAACAGCTTCAGGACAAGCAAACTGCACACTTAATAGTGCAACAGGTGTAATTACAACATCAGATTTTGGTGGAACATCGACTACACCAACAACATACAATTTTACATTAAGAATAACAGACGCTGAAGGACAAACAGTAGATAGAGCATTTAGCTTAACATCTAGCTTCGGTGCAACAGGTGGAGGACAATTTAACTAATGGCTAGTACATATTTAACAGCTGGAACAATGGGTACAACAACAAGTAGAAAAACATTTACTATTTCTTTGTGGGCAAAAAGAGGCACTCTTGGACAAGAATATATGTTTATGGGATATAACGCATCAAGTCTTTCAAATTATAGATTACAAATTGGTTTTAATTCTTCTGATGTTCTTTCTATAAAAGGTGTTGATGGTGGTAGTACACATACACAATTAGTAACAAATAGAGTATTCAGAGATACTTCTGCTTGGTATCATTTTTATTTTGCTTTTGATAGCACACAATCAACATCATCTGATAGAGTAAAAATTTATGTTAATGGAGTACAAGAAACTTCATTTGGCACATCAACTTATCCAAGTCAAAATACAGATTTTGCTGTTGGTGTAGATGGTGGTATAAATTATACATTAGATGTTGGAAGATATGGTTCTGGTAGTAATTATTGGTCTGGTTCAATGTCGCATTATTATTATGTTGATGGTTCAGTTATTGCTCAAACACAATTTGGTTCAACAGATAGCACAACTGGAGAATGGAAAATAAATACTTCTCCAACTATTGCATCTTATGGTAATGAAGGATTTTTAATTTTAAAAGATGGAAACACAATTACAGACCAATCAGCTAACTCTAATAACTTTACAGTTGGTGGTGGTACACTTACAAAAACAGAAGATTGTCCAAGTAATGTTTTTGCTACTTGTAATGCTTTATATAGAGATGGTGGTTCTACAGTTACTTACACTAATGGAAATACTACAGCAGATGTAGGAAGTGGAAATGATTGGACTACTGTACCATCAACTTTAGGTATGCCATCTGGTAAATTTTATTTTGAGGCAAAATTAACTTTGAATAGTCATATTGAGGCATACATAGGAGTTGCTAATCAAGGTAATTTACACATTAAAACTAATCAAGAAAATTATATAGGAGAAGATGCTGATACTATGGGTTGGTATTCTGGAGATGGTTCTTTTTATTGGAACGCAAGTTCTAGTTCTTATGGAAGCACTTGGACAACTGGAGATATAGTAGGTTGTGCTATAGATATAGATAATTCAAAATTATATTTTCAT